GGGCAGTTGCCGATCCAGTGTGGATAGTTGTTCCTGCGGTTGCGGTCGCTGCAACCTTGATGGCACGACCATCAGTGGATGCACTCAACTTTGTCTTTGTGTATGTTGCCACTCTCTGCTCCTAACTGAAAACCTGAACTTGAAGAATATCTGCACCGCCACCGATAGCAACCCAAGCACTGCCGTTGTAAACCTGCACCTGCGCAACATCAACAAGATAACTCATCATTCCTGATGCAAGTGTCGGCTCGCCAGCACCGCCGAACGCTGCCGTTCGTGCAGCCTCGTCAGCGAACCGCATAACGGTTTGATCCATCAAGTAGGTATTGACCTGCGCTGCAGTCAGCACCGATCCACTAGTGAAGAGTTTTGCTCCTGCGCCTGCCATAGTGCCTCCGATTGTATCTGTTAGGTGAGAGCGTTTGTAGAGTCTAGAACCCCATACAGCGCATCATCCAGCGTGAACGGGAACACCAGATCAGCGACAGCCAACTGAATCTCAACCCGATGCTCTGTCGGGGTGATGCTATGACGCAAAGCCTCCACACTGTAACTTTCTGTCACCGATGCAGGCGATCCTGTGGGGTAGGTGCGAGTGATGGTGATCACATCAGCCAACTCCAACGCTGTCACCGTTACCTGATCCGACACATCCAGAGCGTTGTAAAGAGTCTGCAAGCGGTCAAACCGATATTGCGGTTCTTTGTACCTGTCCAAGAGTTCGGCTGCGAGCGTGGCTGCAGCAGCATCATCCTCCAACAGCAACCCAGACAGGTTCAGTGTGGAGATACCGTAGTTGGCTTGCGAGGTCGCATCATTAGCAACCTGATCAGTTCCATCAACAACCTGCGCAACAACCTTGTTGTAAAGGAACTCCTGCCCATAGAGAACAGACAAGGCTGTGTACGGCAGGTCAATACCTGCAGCGTCAGAGAAGGTTGCTGACGGGGAAGCGAAAGAGGCTGCGACACGATCCGTGAAAGTGAGATCACCATTCGCAGCAATAAAGAAATAGCCCTGCTCTGCAGTCGCCACATTCTGCAGATAGGTGAGAACATTCGTATTCGCAGCAATCTCAAAGGTTGCACCACCGCCAAGCGTGGCTGTTCCAGTGTCAATGTCTCGTGTCGCTGGATAGTTCACTTCAGACAAATCAAGAATGCTGGTCACTCTTGCACCAGACAACTGTGAAGATGGGGTAATTGCGCTCTGAGTGTAGGTGTTAGCAAGCAGCACGAAGTCATCAGATGCTGTGATAGTCACCGTTGAATTGTCCTCTGTGGCTGTCGGCTGGTTCGGCTCATACGAGATATCAATATCTGTGATGCGACCAGTGAACAGTGCAACACCACCAGAAAGAACAGTGACCTTCCTACGAGGAGTCACACCAGATTTATTTGTCACAGGATTCCAGTAAGGGCTGTCCTGATTCGTTGGATCAAACCTGCGATCAAAGTTGTTCAGCGTGATGCTGCAAGTACCAGCGTTGAAGTTCTGCAACTGGTCTGGGCGACCACGACTGATAGTGACCTGACGACAGTATTCCGATACATCGTCACCGATCAGCGTTCCATCCAGCCTGCCCTCACCATCAAGAACGCCAAGCACAGGATCATCAAGCGTGAACTTATTGACCTCAAACCCCAACTCCATCAGAACGGTGATCTGCTCACCCCACGCCAGCGTTGTAGCCATTATGCAACCTTCAGTGGCAACGCACCATTCCGCCTGTTGTAACGCTGCAACACATTCACAATCTCATCACCAACCACAGCAGGATCAACACCCATGCCAGCATTGATGGTGACATTCACTGTCATGCCTGAACCCAGACGATCCAACGGAATGATTGCCTCGCTACCTGCCTCACCAACCAGACCGACAGTAGGTGAAGTCACGATGCCACCCTTAGCGAACGGGATCAGGTCAAGCATCTCATTGCGTCTCGTAGAGGTGAACGGATTGTTGGCGATAATGGCAGGTGTGAAACTGACACCGCCACCAGCACCGTCATTAGTTCCACCTCCGTTCAACAGCGTTTCAGCCTTATTGATGATTGCTGCAGGAGTGTTCTTGCGAACTTCATTGAGTTCCTTCTGTGCCTCAATCAACTCCAGCGTGGCATCACGCACATCTTCCTGTGCCTTGATCAAGGCTCGCTCATTTGCTTCCTGATCCTTCAAGAGTGCGTTCACCTCAGCAAGCGCATCCTTGTAGGTTTCAGATTCCTCAGATGCACCATTCACTGTTTCGTTCAGGTCACGCTGTGCTTCAGTCACAGCCTTCACCGCTTCAGCCTGAGCATCGTTCGCATCAGCGACACGCAACTTGGCTTCAGCCAACTTCAGTTCAGCCTCACGAATAGCCTGCGCAGAAGAAGTGGGGTCTTTACGCAGATCAGCAAGTTCCTTCTCTGCATCCTTCACTGCAAAGATGGCGTTCTCCACATCGTAACCAGAACGCTCAACAGCCCTCTGTGCCTTATCCAAAGCCTTCTGCTTGTCCTTAGCCTCAGTGCTGTCAGCACCATAACCCTGAGCGATCCTCCGCAACTTGTCCTGCGCAACAATCAACTTCTCTGAGATGCTCTTCTGCTCCTCCTGAGTTTTCTTCAAGTTGTCTGCAGAGTCACGGGCTGAACGCTGAGCGTTGGTCAAGCCTCGTGCAGCATCCATGTATTTCTTCAATTTCTCTGCAGCAGTCTCAACAGTCTTGCCAGCCCCACCAACAGCCGAATCCATATCAAACGCAGCACCTGCTGCTTGACGCAGCGCAAGCGCACCAGTCTCAGAGTCACGAAAGAACTTGTACGATTTCTCATTAGTTGCTGCAGCACTCCGTGACACTCCCTTGTATCTGTTCTCCAAGTTGCGCAGAGCAGCAGAATGAACCTCTGCTGCACGAGCATTCTGCATATGCAGTTCCTTATTGCGTTGAAAGAATCCTGCGATCGCACCACCAATCGCCTTGATCGCACCAAAGGCTTTCTGCAACAAACCGAACTTGACCAGCAAGAAACCGATAGCAGCAACAAGAGCCACAACTGCAGCAACAATCAGACCGAAAGGATTAGCGGTCATCGCAGTATTCAATGCCCACTGCGCTGCAGTAGCACCAAGCAGACCAGCCTTAGCAGCAGTCAAAGCAACAGTGAATGCACCACTCGCAATCGTGTAAGTGATCGTGGCGATACGCAGTGTGGCGAACGCAGCAATCACCGCATACACAGCAGTGCCAAATGCACCAAGATTTGAGATGCCACCAAGAATCTGACCAGCCAAATACTTGAACGCTGCACCCATCCCCTCTGCGCCAAGAATACGACCGAACTCCTTGAACACAGGAATCACACGCTCCTGCAAGAAAGCCAACAACGACTGATAGACAGGAATCAAGGCTGTGCCGATCTCAGCCTTCACATCTTGGAACGCTGCCTGCAAAGTGCGCTGCCTGTTAGCCACACCATCAGCAGTTCTCGCATAGTCACCCTGAGCCAAAGCAGTGTCCTGCAGAATGAGCGCATACGCAGCCTGCGTCTTGGCAGTGATATCAAGCGCACCCTTCCCGTCATACAAGCCCATATTCATTGCGACCTGCTTGAGACGCACATCATTCAACGCAACGCCATACTTCTTCAACGGTTCGGTTTCACCAGATAAACCAGAACGCAGAGCCTGAATCGCATCCTCAGTGCTGGTGTTGTTGAATGAAGCAAGATCGGAAGCCAACTGCACAAGCGTGGTACTCATGTCTTTCGCTTGACCTTGACCAAGCCCGAACGCTTGGATCAGGTTTCCGAAAGTGCCTGCAGCCTCCAGCGCAGCCTGCTTGCTCATACCCATCTTCTCTGCAGCAGTGTTAGCGAAATCAGTAACAGCCTTAGCAGAGTCACCGAACACCACATTCACCTTTGACTGAGACTCAGCCAACGATGAAGCAGCATCAACTAACTGCTTTCCAACAACAGCACCAACAGCAACACCGACAGTTGCGACCTTTGCGAATCCGACAGCAAGACGAGTTGCAGCCTGATCCATCGCTCGCAAACCGAACGCAGCCTTGTCGCTTGTTTTCTCCAGTTTGGAAAACTGGCGAACGGCACGATCAATTCCACGACTATCAAACGAACTGATAATGGGTACTACAACAGCCATGTGTTACGCACCGAACCTTCCTGTCGTGGGGTTGCGTGGCTGAGAAGAAGCCCTGCTAGACGCTTCCTGATACGCAGACAAACCGCCACGAGCAGACAAACGACCACTAACTTCATCTTCAGCATATTGAAGAATAGTCTCAATCTCACGCTGAATGAGTGGATATCGCTTCTCAACACCATCCCACATCACACGAGATGGATTCGGCGCACCGCTACCAGTGAGGTTCTGCACGAATCGTGATGCAGGATTCTTTGTGCCAGCCATGTCATAAACCACACCAGCACCATCACCCTGCTTGATTCTGGCGATTGGGTAAGTGGTCTGCCCACTCAGCACATCAACTTTCTTGCGCCCACCAACAACAACTTTCACACCTTTTCTGGCTCGTGACGGATCGTAATAAGGGAAACGAGACGAACCCTCACTGCGCTTACCGTGCTTCAGATTGTCCTTCCCAGTTCCCTTGCTCGCCACCCAACGAGACAACGGAGGTCTATCGGGAAACTCCAGACCAACAGGTTCAGCAATCTTTGCCTTCAATGGTGCAGCAATCTGCTTCTCAATCTCCTTGTAGAGAGTGCGATCCAGATACTTCAATTCCTGAAGCACAGCCTGCAACCCAAATATCTGTGTGCCAACAAACTGTGCCTGAGCCATGAGGCAGAGAATACTACCCTCTGCGCTGCGCCCTCTTCATGCTCTCATTGCGCTGCTTCAGATAACTCAGCATCACATTGATCATCGCTTCACTCTCCTCATACAGCGATGAAGGAGGAATGTGGAACTCATGCGCAAGATGCGCAATCAGCCAATGGGTGGAGTCTGATCCAAGTTTGGGGTATCACGACCCATCAACTGCTCAACCGTTTTCTCCTGAGGTTCATCCTCACGAATCTCCACCGTCTCCACAGTGTTGATCCAATCAGGATCAAACTTCAATGCAGTCTTACGAGTGCGAGTCAGCGAATGCCAGCACAGCCAAGCCAGATCGGTGATCCGCAAATCCTGTTCCAGTTTCGCAACGCTGCGAGTCCATGTGCGCTCAAACGCAACAAAGTCTGCAAACACAGCATCACACGCCTGTGTCGTTCCGTCATTGAATACAACTTTCAACGCAATCTTCATGCGCTTCTCCTTCTAGTTGTTACTGAATGAAATTATCAGGTGGTTGCCTTAGCGAGCGTTCCGCCAGTGAACGAGAGCGAGGTCATCGCCATCTCACCAACCGCAGCAGCAACTGGCGTATGCGAAGCGAGGAAAGTTCCCGTCAGCGTGTAAGACGGATTCGTTGCAGACACATTACCCGACTCAGCCTTGATCACAACAGTCGTGGTCGTGCCAACAAGTGGGTACACAGTTGCTTCAACCTTTGTGGCTGCGAAATCCTGCATCAAATCAATATTGCAAGACACATTCTGCAACCCACCCACAAAGGTGTGTCCACCAGAACCGAAAGCGGTGGACTCCACAGAATCCACTTCATAAACGAGTTCCACATTGTTTGCATAGGTGCTGAGATCAACGGAGTTGATCGTGATGCTTGCGTTGGTAAGAACGACCTTTGCCATGATTACTTGTCCTGTTCACTCGTTACTTGCTTGGAAACTTTGGTTGCGACTTCAGCGAGATGACCTGCTTCAATCAACGCCTCAACATTACACCCTTCCAGCACCTTGCTGTCCACAGTCTCACCCTCTTTGCCAAGAGAGAAGTTGTCACTCAGAACTTTGTAAGTTGCCATATTTGATTCCTTATGCGTGAACGATGACTGAGAACTGGATTTGCAGAAACTCTGCATCACCAGCACTGAGGCTTGTTATGTCTGCACCAGATGGTACTACCAAAGTCTGTGCCACGCCACCTAGTGTCAGGTCGCCTTCCAACGCTGCACGAACACTGGTCGCACCACTGTAAGACAAATACCCATCCAACGCTGTGTGTGCTGTCCGATCCAGATAGCGACCGACAACAACATTCACAGTCCAATCCATGACCACATCACCGCCCTGATATGCGCCGTGATAACGGACTCCGTTCAGCACAGGGAAGCCCATAGGTGGGTTCAGTTGCTCTGGCTGATAGGTGTAGGTGCGCAAACCTGAGATCGTGCCAAGCCTCGCTGCCAGCCCTGTAGCGACCTGAGAAACAGTTGCTGCCATCAGATCACACCAAACTTCACATACTGATTCAGCAGGTCACGCACATCAGGATCAACCGCACGAACCGTAATCGCCATGTCAGCGAAACCGACAACACCAAGCGCAGCGTTCAGACGAGCGAACTGACGCATGGAGAGAAGCACACAGGCTTGGCTCACATCCGATGGCACAGCATTCCAACCCCACTGCGCTGTGACCTGAACCGTTGGGAACGATGGTGTGACTTCCAGAGGGAAAGTCTGACCGCCAACCATGCGAGCGTGAGTGTAAGGGTAGCCACGCAGCGCAGCATCAGTTGGTTCAAGAATGTAATCAACACCCTGCGTCAGAGTCGTGGCATAAGTGCCATCAGCGTTCGTATCAATCTTGATCGTGATACTTGTGTTGGAAACATCGTCAGGAAACGCAACGAGATACTCGTTGATTGGATAAATATTCACTGCTGTGGCAGAGGTCTTGTAAAACCAGCGACCACAGTACCCATCAATTCTCCGTGAAGCAGATTCAATCGCTCGCTCCAGAAGCGAATCATCCACATTATCGGTGAGGCGCAGAGCAGCCTTCACCTCAGCAAGAGTCGCATACCCATTCGTAATCGCCATCTCACACCTTGCGCTTTCTCACAGCCTTCTTCACAACAGCCCTCTCCTCAGGCTCAACCACAGCAACCTCAACAGGCTCAGACTCACGCACAGCAGAGCCATACCCTAATTGGCGCAAAGCCTCATCCACAGACTTCACCCGATCCTGTCTGCCTCTGCGCACATAGCCTTCACGCTCAATCAGTAACGCTTCAATCTGCTTGTTCATCTAAACATCTCCTGAAATGCAAATGGTGCTGGCAGTCCAGAGACTACCAGCACCACTGCAATTGTTTTCTGAATCAGATTCAGAAGGTTGGGGTGACGAGTCCAGTTCCACCGATCAATGCGAAGGCATTGGGGTAGCGGTTCGCAGTGAAGGCTGCGTAACCATAGACAATCATCTGAACATCAAGTTCAGCACCCTTTGGCTGCTCAAAGCGCAGCATCATTGGCTCGCCCGAACCCTGCTCCCAGAGGTGCAGTTCCTGCGTGTTGCCGATGATGATGACATCCTCGTTGCTGCCTGCACCGTTGGTCGTGGTGACATTGGCATCGGTAACGACAGGCAGACCTGCGATCGTGTAACCGCTGTTGCCATAGACAACCGAACCCTGACCCACTGCAACAGCATTGAAAGCACCGTTGCCAACTGGGAGAGCCAGTGGGCGGTTCGTGCTATCAACCGCTGCAAGGATGAACGCCAAACGGCGTGGGTGCATGATGATGAAGTTCGGACCGCCGAAGAAGTTGGTCTGAATGCGCTGAACGCCATCCAACAACTTGGGGTACAACTCAGCAACCGATGGCGAGGCATCGGTGTAGGTGATGACCTGCGTGATCGTGTTGGTCGTTGCCGTGACGAGTGCAGCATCAAGTGCAGTGTGGTAAGCCGACACGAGGTCTGCCATCACAAGTGCATCCACACCCGTGCCACGCTCCAGAGCCTGACGGCTCACATTCTGCTGACCAGCGTAGGTGTTCACCGAAATGTCCAACTTGGTGTCATCCATGTTGGTTTCGGAAACGGCTGCGCCTTCCGTCTGGGCTGCGACTGACGAACCAGTCGTGACCTTGCTGATGCTCAGCGTCAATCCAGAGGCAGGAAGTTGGTGCTTACGAGCAACATCTGCAACTGGGCGACCTGCACGAGCGAACGGTGCAGCGAGATCGGTGAGGAACTGCGGAACGATGAGTCCAGCGAAGTTTGCGCTGGTCACATCACGGCGTTCCACACGCTCTTCATTCATGTGACGGGCGATGCGCTCACGAGCGGAGAAGTCTCCGTTGATCTGCGCAGCGTATGCGTCAGCGATGAACGAGTGATCGCTGTTCGGGGAGTAGGTGCGAGCCTCAGACTTTACGACTGCTGGCGAAGCAACCTGCTCAAACTTCTTCTCCTTGCGGAGTTCTGCAGCCTCAGCCGAACGCTTTTCAAGTTCGGTGTGGGTTGCTCCTC